GAGTTTTGTAACCCTATCAAATGGAGAAGATGTGTGGATGTCCTGGCTGCTATAAACAAGAAATGACCCTGCTTTTATCAACTTCATTTATCTTAAAGAGAAACTACTATGACTATGTCATGCGAAGCCACGATTGTGGCACCCATTCTGGAAGCTGCGACCATTTGGCCTGTAGCTTCTAGAGTTACAAATCCCGGTAATTCCGTAACCTATGAGTGGAAGGGGTTATCCCCTGAATCCAACTCAATTTTGGTTTGCACTGCTGGTACAGCATCTGATAAACGTATAAGGACTTTGCGCTTTCGCGTGGAGACTCCTTTATATGTTGATGGAATCGAGCAAGAGACACCCTTAAAAGGGTCCGTCGAGCTTGTTCTTCCTACAGATGTCCAGGTGAGTGCTGCGGATCTTGATAGATTGTTTGTTATGTTGCAGGTCCCATTAGGGCCTTGCGCGTACAACATCTTTCAATACGGTCGTTTTCCCTTGGAGCAGATCTCGGTCAACTGGATAGAACCTGGTTACTATACAACTTATTTGTAACCGGCTAAAATCTAGGAGATTGAAATGTTCCTTAAAGGTAACGTTCCGACTACCGGAAAATTTAAGTACGAACACTTTATTGAGTGTATTTCCAAAGATCTGGGCTGCGACGAAAGCTATACAAAAAAGGCTTTAGTTACAGCACGTTATCTTTCTCATACCCATATCGAACAGCTCGCCAAACTTACAGAGAATACGGATTTCCGTACTCGGCAGGTTTTGGCAATCTTTCAAAAGAATGAGAGTTTGATAAACACTAAGAGAGACACAATTTTGCGCGATGAAGCCTTTTCAAGGTTTCAGAGCTGTGAATTAAGAAATTCCAGGTACAACCTGGCTTCTTTTCATACAAGCAAAATTGATTATGTCCTTCGAAGTGCGAGAAAGATTATCTCCCAGATACTTGGATTACCGCCTGAGCCGAAGAACCTTTATTATCATTTTGGTCCTGGAGCTACTCAGTTGAATAGACAACCGTCTGTTCATGAGTATTTTAAATTCACGAATAGTGAGTTTTCAGGTAGTAAACACGCTTATGAGATGTTCGGGGCAATCATTGTTAAGGATAAAAGGTTTGCACTCAAGCAATTGCTTGTGCAGACTGATTATGACTTGTTGACTAGCGTACCCAAATCCTATAAAGCCAGGAGAACAATTTCCCTGGCACCAGAGTTAAACATTCTGGCTCAATTAGGTATTGGTAGTTCTTTAGCCAATCGAATCTGTAAAATGCCCTTTCTTAATATACGTGAAGGTGGTCAGGACAGAAATAGGTCTTTAGCCCGTGAAGGTTCCTTAAACGGAACTTACGCGACTATTGATCTGTCTTCTGCTTCTGATTCTCTGCCTTTAGGTCTCATTAGAGACTTATTTGTAGATCACCGCTTTGATAACCTCTTTGGATGGTATAGGCTATTTCTAGCTTCCCGTTTAGAGAGTTTCCGTTATCAAGACGCCACGTACAGTTATAGCATGATAGCACCCATGGGCAACGGTTTCACTTTTCCACTCGAAACTCTGGTATTCTTTTCAATTTTGAAAGCATATCAGCAGTCTTTGAGTTTGGAGGGTGAGATCTTTGTTTATGGTGATGATATCATTGTTCCGACTGATTTTGCATTGCACGCAATAGAAATATTGCACAGATTCGGCTTCGTCATTAATCAAGATAAAAGTTTTACAGAAGGCCCTTTTCGGGAATCCTGTGGAGCTGATTATTTGAAAGGTATCGATATCAGG